GCGACAACGACTTATTTAACGAGGAGGATAGCTACCAAGGTGATGTCTTCTACCCTCAAGATGGTATTACAAACAAGACCTGCGAAGACGGAGGAGTAATCTACACACCATAATGGATACCACAGATTTGAAAGTTCTTTTAATCAATGCCTCTACTATGGCATTATCATTCTCCAACTTGGAGAACGTCCTCAAGATATTACTGCTTTTAGCATCCATAGGTTACACTGCACAGAAGTGGTACTTTATGAATAAGCACAATGGCGGAGGAAAGTAAATCTTTTATAAAAGAAAATTGGTCTATGTTGATATGGCTTGTTGCAGCAGTGTTTGCAGCAGGTGGAATCTACGCCGAGTTCTCATCACTCAAGATGGAACTACATACCGTACACGATAGACTTGATAAAAAGATTATTGTAATCAACGACATAGAGGATAGAATCTATGTTCTTGAGATGCACGTTGAATATGAGAAGGGATATAAGGAATCCCAAAAAGAAAAGGGGAACGATTAACGTCCCCCCTTCTTATTACAAGTACCTTTACAAGTACATTCTATTGGTGCATATTCGCACCACATTACTTTACTTTGGTTCTCTTGTCCACGGTCCTTACCGCGAAGTACCCGCCTATCACTGTTACGCTTACCAACTCCCATAATCCAATCCATCTCTCGTTAATACTACTAATACCAAAGCCTTCAAAGAAGGTCATAAGCACCAGAAATATCATAACGGTTGCAAGGGTTAATGGTCTAACGTTCTTACTCAACCAAGAATCGGTAAGGCTATCGGCCTGCCAACGCTTGGTAATTTCCTCTTCTATGCTTTGACGCACAGCTTCTTTCTCTTCGGGTGTAGATACAAATCTATCTACCACATTGGCAACTGCTTCCACAGCTTCCTTCGCACCCCCTGTAAATAGTTTCGTTATTGGATTTCCCATAATTAGCTACCGCAAGCTTCACATTCTGGATTATCAATGGAGCATTGAGCGTTATTGTTCTTTTCGTCATTAGATAGTTCGTCTACGAAGTCAGCGAATGAGTCGCTTACATCAAAATCATTTTTCATTAGTAGGTCCAGATTACCTCTTCATTCTTGCTTGGGTCATCATCAACGTGGATGAAGTTTTTAGCTACACCAATTCGGTCAAACCCTGCTTGAAGAAGAGCGTTAATAATAATATATTTTTGTCTTGAGGTAGGTGCGTAGATATCACAAGCGTGTCCAAGAGTATGACTTGAACTAGGAACACCCCCTACCTTCTCGTTATGAGCTGGGCTTCTGTATCCGCTTGTAATTTTAAATCCAATAGCTGCAAGCTCACGAGCCTTGGATAATTTGTTTAGAAAGGCAACATCCATATTGGTATAGCTTCCTTTTTGATCCGGTGAGTCAAACTCGCTATACTCAAAGAACATATGGAACGCCCTTGTTAATCCTTCCATTATTTTACTTTTTTAATTTCCGATGTCCAAGATGTATAACATACTGCAAGTCGTTGTGATGTGTCTGGATATTCTTCGATCATTGATTCGTTACTCATACATCTATTTGTGAACTCTGGTCTCGTCTCCTTTAGGTTCGGAACTGGTATCGGCATTGTGGTTATTATTTGAGTTAGAAAAAAATGACAGTGATTCTGGTAGGTCATCCCAAAAACCAAAATACTGCCTGTTATAATCTACATTTTTATGACCATCTATTTCCCTTTCTCCAATTTTCTTCTTTTTCACAAAGTCTTAAATTTTGATATTTAGACAACTCTAAAACAGATTCTTCATCTTTAGCCCAAGATATTGGAATTATGTGGTCTATATGAAAATCATCTTTTTGATTTATGTATTTTATCCTATCTTTTTTATCAAGTGTAAGAAGTAAATGAACTAATAATTGATCATAATCACAACCTATTACATCAACTGTTGATATACTTTGATTTTTGTTAACGTATCTTCTTGTTGCGCTTCTTAACCTTTGCTTTAGTCTTGATAAATCATCTTTGTGGTACATCTTTCTCCAAGATGCATTTATTGAATCCCTGTTATTCTTTCGCCAAGATGTTAAGCGACTTTTATTTTTTTCTGCCCATTCTTTATTAACTTTTGAAATTCTATCTTTGTTTTTAGATTTATATTCTTTGAGATATTCAGAAGTGCAAGATTTACAGTTTGCGTACTTTATACCGCCAGACCTTGTTTTTTGTTTAACAAACAGACTCACATCTTTTTCTGTATTACATCTCTTGCAGATTTTTTTCATAACTTACTCACTCACTAACTTACGATAAGATAGTTCTGCAATAAAAGCTGTATAAATGGCATATAATGGATTAACTCCAAGATAAGAATACAAGAGTAGGCTACACCAGAATGAGAGGCACAGAACGCAGTTAAATGGCTTAAAAGGCAATACTCTCTCCATCACCCAACCATAAGGTTCAAAGATAAACAGAAATGCAAACATAAATCCTACTGATGATACTAAAACCCAATCGTTATAAATCTCCATCATAATTTCTCACTTAAATAATCGTCTTTAATATACCGCTTTAGTTTGGTAACGGCTTCACCATCCTCTATATAGGTGAGGTAACCTTTTATATTATGACCATAAACATCACTATGGTTTAGCGATACTATTTTATTAGTCATCGTTGAGTATATAATACTAATGATTAGATTCGCAGCAGACTTGCCTTCGGTGTAGTAATGCAAGAATTTCTCACAGGTCCTCATTACGGCAGCATCCACTAAAGCTTGGTTAAGCTCAGAATTGCCAGCTGTTACAAATGCAGATCCCGCTATCTCAATGCTTCGTTGCAATATAAACTTACCTAGTTGGTTGGTTATTGCGCCTTGCTGTACGGACAGTAGTGCTTCTAACTCTATTTTTTCCTTATCATACCTCGCCATATTCCTTTTCTACCTTGTCTAATATCAAGACAATGGTCCCGATATAGTCTGAAAGTTCCGAGGGTTTGATGTCGAGTTCCCAACCCAAGCGCACAAGTGTGACGTCTTGGTCTGATAGTACCAGTTTTTTAATGACTTCATATAGGTCTAGGATTAAATCAGCTTCTCCTTGAGTGATGTCCTCGTAAAAATCATTAATTTCCATACGGCCTTATAGATTGAGCTTTCTCCGGATCAAGTTCTGCTATCTTGTCAATAAACTCATTCTCCATTATATAGGCTAATTGAATTTCCTCAACAGTAGAATCTGTACCTAACTTCGTAAAAAGACTAGCCATCTCAAACAGATACAGGTCGATACGATTTCTAGTTAATTTACAATTCCGATAGTTCTTGGTATCCATATAATTTTATTTTAACACTGATTGAGTTCTTCTCAATAACCTCTCCATCTTCAGCAACACGAATGCTAAGGCTCTTGAAGTATTTCTTAGAATCATCTGTGACGTATCCGTTGTCTTTAAGATAGTCCGAGATAAACTTAATGGTAATAATAACATTATCGCAATCATAGCGAGTGTTATGAACCAAATCAATCTTATAGGTATCAGCAAAAAACTTATCGTACCTATCAAAAACGTTTTTAATTTCTGCATTGTATTCTTTTTTATATTTCTGTCTTACGGAGTAATGACGCCCAGCATAGAATTGGTTTAAGCTAGGAGCTTTAGGCAATGTAAAGTCGATCTCTTTATATTCCTGTTTACTCATAATGTTTGGATTTACTTATATGAAAATATCCCACCTCCTTAGTGACGAATTGTCTCTGGTTGAAGTGGGATGTCTTTGGCATACCTCTGGATTCCCATACTGGTTCCTCCATTGAAGCTAGGTTAAAACCGTATATTCCTTTGGGTGTCTCGCATATGTAGACAGGTATGGTGAGGTGTTTCTGCGCTCTAGCTAAGAGCTTGTCGTACTTGTACTTCTCTATTAGTAATTCATCGTAGTGTTTGTTTCTACACTTGAGTTCTATATCGCACTCATACTGAAGGGAGTAGCAGTCGTGGTGGGCATACTGCCCGTCAGACCACTTGAGATCTGGAATGTAGTTTGATTTTAGATAATCAAATAGTTGTTTCTCATTCTTCTTCCAGCTCATTTTTTTTGTGTATGGCGATCTTTAGAAGGATAAGGTATCCTATTAAATCTTGCACGGTATCTTCAGTGGCGTCGGTAATGCCTCGGCTTTTGATACGCATAAGCTTATCATCAATCCGGGCACATAGGCTTTCAGTAGCGTCTCCTCTAGAGAAGATACCTACGGGGTTGAGAGCCGAGTCCCCGTAAGCATCATTTTTCTCTAGGAGTAGATTAGTTACCTCTTGAGAGGTTTTTATAATCAATTCTTTTGTGTTCATATAGTAAATATAATGAAATTAATCAAGTAATCCGACCTCAAATTTATAAACTTTTCTACGGCCACCATTTTCTATAACCATTCTTCCGTTGGAAGGGTTGAAAAATATATACCTCTCGGATATTCCGGTGTAGTCCGTTATGTCAACTTTGTAGTCTTTGCCCTTAATTTTTATAACGTTGTAGTCTATAACCTCAACGTCATCTGTAAGGTTAAACTTTATGTAAGCACGAATCATCTCGCACCAACTCTTTCTATAGGCTTCGGCCCAGCTTCTTTCTGCTTCCATTAAAATTCTAATTCTTCTTGAGATATTGTTGGTATAACTGGTGCTGGCTTAGATGGATCATCGTAGGCAAAACGCTTACTTCCAAAGTCATCTAGTTCATAGTACCTGTTTTTAACCTTATCATAGTACAGAGTAACGCTGCCTAGCTTACCTACGATCTTCGGCTTTGCCTTGACTACGGTAACCTCTACTTGATTAGGTTCATAAGGCACCCCGTTAGAGTCTTCCAGTCCGTACGGACATCTCCATACATTTATAATCATCATACCCTTTCTAGACCATTGCATACCACCGGCAATATCGTTCATCGTAGGCTTATCAACATAGGGTATACCATTCTTGTATTTAGCTTGTTGGTGTTTTGTGTGGACCGTAACTATTGTATGGTAGTTATTATCGCTACTATGCTTACGAACCTTTGTAAGTACTTGACCAATAGCTATGTCATCTCTTACACCCGCAGATACATCGGTTTTAATCTCCGTAAATGGATCAATAAGGCACCCGTCTATCTTTATGCCTTTATTCTCTATTTCCGTAACACAAGTATAGAAACCCTCAACGCTGAGGTCCTGTAGTCCAGAGTCTATAATATAGAAATGCTCATCTATAAAAGATATAGCTCTTTCAGCTTCTTCATTGGATGCAGTTACCTTATCATTAACTAGGTATGGTTTACGAAGGTATACCCAAAGTAGTTCTGCGAACACCTCTGTTGGGGAACCCGTCTCCGGAGAGTATACGGCCCACTTCCAACCGGAATATTCTGATAGGTTCATCATTAGTTCAAACCCGAACTGCGATTTACCTTGGTGCGCCCCAGCATAGATGTATGTGGTGCTACCTTTCTTTACGGAGTATTTGTCAAATAGGGAATCAAATCCCGTCCAAGCTCCTTTGCTTACTCCGTTCTCACGAAGTTCTGTTAGTGAATCCTTTAACTCCTCGGCTCTATAGATAAAGTTTCTCATTGTTATTTGTTTAGTTAATTATAAATATACTTCATTGAAGTCTTCCATCCAGATTGGTGTTTTCTTACCTACATACGCACCAAATATATTGTACTCAGCAAACTCGATGCAGTCACTCTCACTCCAGTCATCGTTCTGTATAAACAACTGGCGGATAACATCGTACTTGGAATAGACTACACGCCACGAGGCTTCATCAAAACCTATGATACAATCGTCGTATCCATCCGCAAATAGAACGTCCTCTGTAGGGGCGAACAATTCTTCTATCAGTATACGGTTTCTACTCTTACTCTCCAAATTCTCTTGCATAATCTTCTTCTTTATGTGAAAAGCTATTGCTAATTTCTTTACGATAGAACTCTTCTATAATATGAAAATCGTAAACTGCTTTACCTGTTGCTCCTACAAACGACATCATCTTGGCTATCATTTCGGGATTGCGGTTTATATGATCCAGAGACTTGGCTCTTGTTACAAACTGGAATGGCCTGTCATTTGTACCTAAATACATATTGACGTATCCGTTACCACGCTTCTTTTTCCAAGCAAGCCTCACGCCAATATCGTAAATCATCTGTCCTTCTTCGCTCATATCTTTTTAAGTTTATTATTCTCCATTATATGACAATCATATCTTGCTACAAATCCATTTATATCATTATCTCCTTTTCTTAGTAATGTAGATTCAAGGAAAAAATCTTTTTTAGGGAAGTAGCCGTTAATATAAACCTTGCTATAGTCATATAAGGTAGTGCAAAATATGTAGTAATCACATTTCTGCTTAGTGTTCCAAGCAGACACAGCAACTCTATAATCTCCCTTTGGAGGATAGTTTTGTCGCTTAGTTTTTACATCAATTTTAAATCCATTAGCTTTAAAATCGTAATCATAAGTGCTTTCGTCTTTTATGAAACCACCTCTTGATTCTAAATAATCTATTGCTATTACCTCTCCAATAGCTCCAGCTAAGTTGCCTTCTCCCTTTGTTATAGAACCATTCAATTCTTTAAAATCAAACCTTTCCTTGGCCCTTTGAAGCTGTTCTTTCGTAACCACTAAACAAACCATCACATCTTTATTAATCGCAACCTTCTCTGATACTTACGGATCAACAATGCTGAGTTAGTTAGTTGATTCTGTAGGTCATCGTTCCAACCAAATCTACTGGCGTGAAGGGATAGATTTACATTATCCAACATCAACATCTCCAGATATTTCTCAACCTCGCGTATGTGGCGTTTCTTCCTGTTGTAAGATTTAATCGTACTCAATACCATACTCTGTTAAGTCTCTTTCGCATAGCTGAACGATGCGGTTATACAATTCTGATTTGACCTTTGTCTTTTTAGCATTGGCCATTGCGTAAACTCGGATATCATTAATGATTCTTTTACTTCCTGTGGTACGCTTTGATTTATAGTTTGTTTTCATAAGCAAATTTATTTGCGGTGAGGAGTGCAACGACTCATTTCTCTTTTTTTTAAAGGTTTCTATTTACAATCTGGATAGGTGCAGTTGTTGTTTAATCTGCAACTTTCACCTTCTCTTTTGATGTGCTTACACTTTTCTATTTTCTCAAGTGTGTCCTTCAGTATCACATTCCAAGCCCACTTGTCCTTGTCAGCGTTCCAAAGTTTCTCGTACATCTCCAGTAGTATCTCTCTGTTCATTTCTGTTTTGTTTTAAAGGTTATAAAGGGAGGGAACGAATTAACCATTCCGTTTAGTTTTAAGTTAGTAAAACCCCTCCCTTTATAAGTCGTGTTCTATATTCTGCTTCTCAACATACCTGCGCCACATATTAGCAGCCCAAGCCTTTCTCTGTTGCTTGTTAGGATACACCTTCTTTAGTCTCGCATTCGCAATGCGTAGGAATTGATTCATCTTATTCATAGTAATTGATTTTGGAAGGGAGAGGGGAATCGAACCCCTCTATTAACCTACTCCGCAGTAAAGCTAATTCCTTTTCCCTTTTGACGTTTAAAACAAGTCGTCGTCTTGAGTGTTAGTTGCTGCTACCGGAGCTGTTTTCTTTTGCTCCAACTCAGCATACATACCACCATCTCTCTTGCTTAAAAGATTAATGTTTACCCAACCGCGATCGTTTAGGTTTTTAGACAATAGGTCAATGTCTTTCTGGCTGAAGCCAACGTTGATGATTTGACCATACTTACCCTCTTTTACTCGGGTACTTCCTACAAATACTTTGTCTTGTGACATAGCTACTAAAAATTAAGGATTAATAAAATACTTATTCAAGAATCAGTTTGGAGAGGTGATTCACCCTCTGTTCTAAACGCGCAACTCTCGAGGTCATATTATCTACCACTTGTGATAGATCACTATTTTCCTCCGAGCTATGCTTGAGTATACCTATAAGCTTGTTATAGTTAAAGCTATACATACCATCGGCCATTCTGTTTTCGTGGGAATGGATGTACTCATATGCCATACGCTGGCTTACACCTAGGACCTTGCCTACTTCTGTGCTTGCGTATTCTTGTTCAGATAATACTCGCGCTATGAGCGCACGAGCGGTAACCACTTTTCTGTTCTTGCTATTCTCGAGAATCTTATCTACTGGAACGTCCATAAGATTACACGCAGTTTCAATAATAAATCTCTCGAGTGGGCTATAGTTCTCCCACAATAGCATAGTACGGTCTAAACTCTCCATTTAAAAATAATTTTTCATATAAGTTAATTGACTTGTGTAGTTCCATTGCTCCAAAGTTCAGAAAGTTTTCCGATGCCTTGTAGATACCTACTTCATAGGGGAACTCTTTTTCTATTACGAGGAAGTAAAACTCATCGCAATCAAAAATCTCTGAGTACAAGTACGCTTGTTGAGCATACATCCACTTAGCGTTTCTGGACCATTCTTCTAGCGGTTTAGCCGTAGTCTTAAGATCTACAAGGTATCTTCGGCCTCCTTCTTCCACAATGGAATCTGCTTTACCTTTAAGTTTAACAACCTCCCCAGATTCTAGCGACCACTCCATTACACCGGGCACTTCTGGTGTGAAGTCAAAACCCATAAGGTCTGTAACCTCGCTTACCTTTTGCAGTTTATCATACATACCTTGTACGCAATCGTAGTCTTTGGTAGGCAATACTAACTTACCCGTGTTCTCTGCTTTAAAAGCCTTGTAGTCATTACCTCTACGCGTTCCGCTCCACTTCACTGATATGTCCTTTCCTTCAAGGAATAAAGAGTGCAGTGCTGATCCCACATCAAAGTACGATGCACTTGGCCAAGACCATTTACCTTGTCTCCATAAGTGGAACTTAGTCGGAGACTTAGTCATTAGCTTCAGCGAACTATTGGATAGGTAAGACCTATCCGCATAGTAAGCTTCGTCGTCATTAAAGCGAGTAACATCATCCATTACGCAAGGATTTCTTTCTTGTCATCAGCACTAGCCTTATACCCAGCTAGGGCTTTCTCTACGGCTTCCTTCTTGCCTCCGGCAACGGCAGCCTTCATCTTTTCGATAATCTCTGGAGTAAGTTCCTTGAGAGCTACTTTAGTTTCTCTCTTAACTGGTGCAGCACTCTTACTTCCTGTATTGTTCTGCTTTGCGATGGCGATCGCAACCTCGTTAGAACTTGCAATCGAAGTATCAATACCAATACCGAGAGCAGCCAATGCACGGCCCCAAGCACTTGTTTCACAATTCTCAACATAACTAGTCTTGTTGATGTAGCTACTTGATTTGTCTTCTTGAGCAAACCCAGTAGACTTTACCATTCCATTCTCATCAGTAATAACTGCCTTGATAACGCAGCTGCCTTCGTCAAGGTGGTGTATCTCTGAAGATAGGGACCATCCCTTGTAATCTCCACTTTCGCGGAAGTACTTGATTCTTTCATTGACTTCAACATACTCTTTACCTTTGATGTTGGTTGTCTTAAACTTGTAACGACTCATATATTAATTATTAAAATTGGTACTAACTGTGGGGCTTTGGTCGGGGGCCGGAGCGTACCCCCTACAAACCAAAAACCTTTAACATAGATACTCCGTTGTGCTTAAACAATGATTAACATTACTGCTAATATACTAAATATTTACTAAAATACAATACTTGATAGTTTTTTATTCAACATATTTAAAGACATCTGCTTTTCATAGTTATCTTCTTTGAGTTGATCTACCTTCTTTTGAAGTTCGTTTACAATCTCTTCGTGGAATTTACTTTCCATTATTAGGTTTCTATTGCGACGACTCATACTCATTAGTCTATTGCGTAACTGGTTGTTCTCATCTTTCAATCCGTTGTACTCGGAGAAGTCTACTTCAAGGATAAACATATCTGATAGGTGAGATGATATTCTTTGGTATGCGTTTCTATATATCTTGGAGAACCTAAGATTAGAATCGTGATGTTTCTGTGCGTGAATTACAGTAGCGTGGTGACGCTCCAGAATTCTTGATATGTCCGTTATACCTAGAGAGGAGTATTCTCTTGCAGCCATCATAAACGCATTGCGATACATTACATTCTTTTGATGACGATTGTCTTCTATCTTATTCTCTCTTACGAGATCATTCCAGTACTCAGTGAGTTGGACCTGTTGACTCATCGTGTTTAATATATCTTCTCTTTTCATAATTTACTTTTTATAAACCCCTATATACTTAGTATATCTACTCTGTGTATACTATATACTCTCTCTTATAGAGAGAAGTATATACTCTATATACTAAGAATATAATATATACTAAGTATATATCCAAAGTATATAAGGGTTTTTAATTGGGTATTCTTTTTTTATATTCCTAGGTGATTACTATAATCGTCTTCTGAGGAGTTATCTAACCAGAGTTGGTACCAATACTCATCATCCTCGTAAGAGTCTCTTAAATCAGCTCCTAGACATCTCTGTGTTGATGTATTCATCGAGTTTACGTTCTGCTTCTTTCCAGTTAGTATAAAACTGGTTACGTTCCGCGAGAACTTTGTAATACTTAAGACGTGCTTTGTCAACGCCTCTTTGAAGTTTAAGTAAGTCATTAGTTCTAGTTCTATGGATTGCCTCGTAATCATACAAGGCCATTAATAATTTAGTCTTCTCTTTTGAATCCTCTAACATCGCAATCACCTCAGCCAACTCACCTACTAAATAAGCTAGGTGGCTAATGTCGTTTGCATATATTAATTCATCGGCACTATTCATTTAAACAATACTTTATTTTTCCAATCGTTAAGATCCATAGGTTGCAGATTACTGGAGACGTTCTCGTACTTGTAGTACGCAATCACGTCTACCATCACCTCTTCCGGTACATCATTCCAAGCATAGATGATAGCGAGATCTGCTAGTGAAGGCATACCACTGGTGCCATTACGCTTCCAAGCATTAACTACCTTGACGAAATCTTTTAATGTGTTGATCTGCATATTATTGGTCGTTTAAGTTTCTGTATTTAATCTGAGCTACCTTCAGCGCAAGCTTGTCAGTAACAGCATCGTAGAAGTGTACCATTGAATGCTCCAAGTAGTTTCTATCTACCACGTCAATAACTAACTGCGCCAATTCCTTTGCAGTAGGGTCTATCTCTAATACAATCTTCTCAATTTTTTTGTACGCTTCGTTATATTCCATCTTATTACTCGTTTACAAATTCATACTCATTACCAAATGCACTTACAGATACTAACTGCTCCGGGATGATCTGCATATAACGCTTGCGGTTATTGTCCCATATCAACCAGTTGCTATCCTTAATAGAAGACTTACCTCCCTTAGTAAACTTAGCAACACCCATACGTCCATTGAAGCTAGTAACCTCACCATTCTTCTTTACATAGGTACCTCCGAAGATTCTACCACTTGATTGTAGTTCTGATTTGAACTCTGTTGCGTAACCTGTAGTTACTGATACTCTCTTTTTCATAGTTGTAATTGTTTTGATTCCCTCCAAAAGTAATATAAAACTTCTAACTTGCAAACATTTGTGTTAAAAAGTCTAAAAAAAATAATTTCCCCCAGATTCTTCGGGCATTCGCGTTACAGAAAATTCCCAAAAACCCCCAGATTTTTTCGGCTTTCGCGATTTATTCGTATGTGTGCGCGTCCGTCACGCCTGTGGCGATCAAAACCCCCGAAATTCAAAAAATCCGAGAAAATCGGCCCCGATCCGGGGAACAACCAATAGGCCTGTAGCCCAGTAACGGCGGGACCTGTGGACTTTTTCACCGATCAATAACAAATAAGTATTTTCACCTAATTTTAAAAATAAACTAAAAAAATCCCGGAATGAGGGACGAAATATAAATAAAGGTTATATGTTTACACCATCAAACAAACGAACGGCCCCCGGGCCATAACTTTAAAACCTTTTAAAATGAAAAATTCAACTGTATTACAACCCGTGTCTTTCACCGAGATTGAGAACTTGACCGATTTTAGCCTCGTAACCTTTGACGGCAATTGCGTAAGTTGGAACGAGGGCATCTGGACTATCAGTAAGGTTACCGAAAAGGCAATCCTTATTGATGACGAATGGTTGCCTAAATCGCAAATCATTGATGTTACTATGGTTGAGAGAAAGCACTACGATGGTGAAAACAACTTTAAGTTGGTGACCATTCCGGAACTAAGTATTAGCAGTTGGTTTGATAAAACAAACAACAATAAAAGACAAAAGGGATACGCATTCTAAAACAACAACTACGGCCGGATCCGTCCGGCCCTTAATACCTTAAACAATGAAAACAACCAAACAAAAGAAAAGAAACGAAGCCGGAACACTTGAGGCCCTTGCATTGATTGGCGCACTTTATTTGCTCGCGTCCTTCATTCTACGTTAACCCTTAAAAAGAAAAAGCAATGTATAAAGACCTAACAGAAATAGACACCGGCGCCGGGCTAATGATCAACGGCGAAGGAATATATCAAGAAGGCGAAACGGACCACTACAACGGAACCGGAACGCCGGAAGGCTGGACCGCTGATATCTACGGCCTAATCATAGACGTAAACGGCAAAGAGTACACAATACCAGCCGCCGCAATTGGTGAAGATCTATTAAAGGCCCTAACCAGTAACGCAGAAACAGAACTAAATAAATATTATTAAACAACCTTTTAAAACCTTAGACAATGAAATTTAAAAATCCTCAAAGTATTATATTTTGGAATATGAAACAATATGACGTAAGGCGAGCCACCGCCACACGCCACAACGTAAAACAACCAGAGCAAACAAAGGAATTCAAACAACTGGAACAGGAATTCAACACCGGCAAAATAGAGTCTTTTGGTTGGTCAGTATGGCGCCCGGGACCGGGCCAAGATCCAAACGTAAAACCCGGAACACCTGTAATAAGTATACTATAATTTAAAACCTTAAAAACCTTAGACAATGATCAACTTTGAAGAATTAGCAAACGCAGTAAACCCGAACCCGGGCCAAACATTAAAAGCAACACCAACGGCCCCAGCGTATACGATCCCGGCCAAGTTATTAAGCAAGGGAAACACCAACGCGAAAACGTCAAAAAATAGCTTAGAAACGTTTATACTTTATATGAGCCCAGCGGCCCAAAATAGTAAAGGCGCCGACCTTTGCCCGTTTCGCTCAGCAGGGTGTACCGCCGCCTGTTTATACACCGCAGGCCGCGGAAAATTTAACAACGTACAACGCGCCCGAATGAATAAAAGCGAATATTTTATAAGGGATAAAAAAACCTTTTTGAGCCAGTTAGCACTCGAACTTAAGGCGATCAATAAACGACAGCTAAAGAAAGGAACAAAGGCCGCAATCCGTTTAAACGGAACCACCGACGTAGACTTTTTGTACCTTCTTAAAAATCGTGTAGGACTGGACGCCCTGCAATTAGAAGGCCTTGTATTTTATGACTATACAAAGGACCCGCACCGCGTCAAACGATACGCCGGTAGTAATTATACGCTAACATTTAGCCGGGCCGAAGATAACGAACCGCACGCGCTGGAAGTGTTAAAAAATAGCGGCATCGTTTCGGCTGTCTTCGCTGAGAAATTACCGCAGTTTTACAAAGGCTTCGAAGTTATAGACGGGGATCAATCCGATGATCTTATGATCAAGGCAGCGCAAGCCGTTAACGTCCTTAAAAGGACGCGCAAAGGTCAAGGTATTATTTTAGGACTCAAGGCCAAAGGCGACGCTAAAAAGGATACCAGCGGCTTCGTAATTACCTCACACCTAAACACCGCTACCAATGTATAACCTATTCGAGACAATAGAAGCGCGGCCCCTCAAAGTAAGAGAAGGAAAACGCAACCACTGGATCAAAACAAACGGCCAGCGTATAAACCTAGAAGCCCAAAACCATTATACCAGCCTAAGCAACGGCCGAACGTTTATATTTTCAGAGGATAGGCGACAGGTAAAACAACTCAAAAACTATATATAAACACCTGTAAAGGATCAACACCCAGTAAAGGCCCGGCAATACGCCCGGGCTTTTTCTATGGCCTTAAACGGGACTAAGTACGGAAGGAAAGACGGAAGGAAAAGAGGAAAAGAAGGCGAGAGGATACGCCCCCCGGCCCCACCTCATACGGAAAGTACGGCCCCTTCATTGGATCCACGCCCCTACATTGGACCAACTGAGGCGCCCCTATATACAACGGCGGACCAACAAAGGACGCCGAACAAGGGACACCGGCCGAAGGTGACCGGACGAAGGGAGGAGAGAGATAACTTAGCCCTCCTTGAGTGCGGGGGAATTGCGGGGTAGGCTATCTGAATCTAAAACAAGAATAAAGTAAAATATATTCCCTTGTATATACATAGTATGTATTCCTATGTATATATATACTCTTAGGAACTTAGTATATACAAAGGAGAACCGTATACTCTCCCCTTTAGGGGGAGTATATAAGGGTATACTTAGTATCCACACTAAGTATATACAGGAAGTTTTTAGGGTTGAGTATAGTAATGAATAAATTAATTCACTATCTTGTATATTCATTTAGAGACGTTTTAAGAGCGTTTCTAAAGACTAGTTATACAATCATATTAAAAGCAATAGTTATGACGACTAAGAACCTCCTAATAGCCTTAACGGGTTCCTCTATGCCTAAAGGTGAGTTGAGATTGGAGATGTTTAACTTTTACAACTCTATGGTGGGTAAGAGTAAATACTTCCCGAGGAGTGAGAATCCTAAGACTGCTTGTGGCAGTTGTATCCAAAGGGTGAAGACTTCTATTTGGAAATGGTACCACAGCGATGAGACGGCTCCGACTTACAAGGGATTAGTATTTACAGGAAGGCTTGCAGCCCACAATATTCCTGTGTATGTATACGAGGATTAATGGCTGTAGTTAGAAACAACAGTGGGAAGATAGTTAGGGGCCAAGGTGCGGAACTAACGGATCTACAGAGTCAGTTTATAGAGCGTATAGCTGAGGAGGGTATGGAGTGTTCTAGTAGGATTGCTAGGGAGCTTAATTATACTTCCTATTATCGGGATAGGCGAACTGTAGGAACTGCGTTCCATCGGGAGCTTATGGCTATAGCTAATGCGGAGATGAAGAGTATCGAGGCGGCCAAAGGTACTAACCTAACGGCTTTGATTAAGATACGAGATGTGGCATTGTCTAACGGAGATACAAAGGCTGCTATGGAAGCTATAAAGATTATCAACGATATGCAAGGTTACAAGGCTCCTACACAGGTCCACCAAACCAAGATAGATGTTAAGGCTACTATTGATCTTACTACCTCGGATGAGGATGAAGAAACAGACTACATAGACGTTTAATGGAGATAAAACTATATACCCCGACTAAGCCTCAGAAAGACTTCTTAAACATCATCTACAAGGACAAGCCGTTTATTACACTTGCGGCTATGGGTAGGCAAACAGGTAAGACCTATGCGATGATGAACGACGCTGTGATGAGGGCTTTGAATAGCAAGAAGCATAGGATGTTTTGGGTAAGCCCAATACAGGAGCAGGCCAATAAGGTGATGAAGGACATTGAAGGGATGTTTAGTAACCATCAAGAGGTGTTTAATCAAATCATTACTAGGTTTGACCGTAAGCATAATGAGATATATTTTTATAACGGTAGCTTTATTAAGTTCCGTTCTGCCGAGGCGGGAGATAACCTGCGTGGTGCGACCTTAGATTTTATCTACATTGACGAGGCTGCTTTTATAAAGGAGGCGTTTATAAACGAGGTGTTGCTACCTATGGTTACCCGGACCAACGGTAGGGTGGTAATGTCTTCGACCTTTAATGGTAAGAACTGGTACTGGGAATGGTACCAAAGGGGACTCAAGGAAGATAACTTTAAGCAGATAAAGTCTATTAAAAAGACCTATCTTGACTTAAATGACCATAAGGTAGAGGAGACCGTTCTGGGTATACGCAAGAGTATGACGAAGGCCCAATTCAATCAAGAGTTTTTATGTAGACCCGTTAGTGCGGATGCCTTGTTTTCCGATATTGAGGATTCCATTACTAAACACCTGCCTCAAGAGTACGAGCGGATATACATCGGTATGGATATCGGTGTGGCGCAAGATTATACTGTTCTTACCGCAATGACACAGGATTACCAAGTAATAGACATTGATAGGTTTAATTTTAAGGAACAAGGGATGGATTCCGCGGAGTTTAAGCAACGCATTAAAGACTTTTACCTTAAACACTTTGATAAACTCGCAGCAGCATACTTTGAAGTTAATAATAACGACCTACTCTTTGATGAGATCACCGATGACGACAGGATGTATAAGATGATACCATTTCAGACAACGAGTAAGAGCAAGCCAGAGATAATTAAGAACCTTATTAAGCTCTTCGAAGATCACAAGATTAAAATACCCGAATACGATGTGTTGGTAAAAGAATTGTACGACTACAAAAGTAAGCGCAATCCTATTACCGGAAACCTACAGTTTAGTAACACTGAAGGCAAACACGATGACTGTGTGATGAGCTTGGCTATTGCAGCTTACTGCGCTGTAGAAGAGCAAGACGGTGGTATAACAATGTTCTTATGATATCACTACGACAGCATATTGACTTAATGCAACACATATTATCTGATGGAGATATAAAAGACTACATAGATAAGATGAGGCCGCTTGATGGCTTGAGCTTTGTTAGAGCCTCCGAAAAAACATATCCTATAGAGTCTAATTTACTGAGACCCAAGGACTTAAGAGGCGTTAGACTAAATATAAACTCTTTGGTTCTGGGTCAATTCATAATGATAGAGCAGATAATAACAGGTAAAACTAAACTACCGGATCACCTAGTTGACCTAGAATTACTGAAATTAATAAGCCGTCCTAGTCATCACAACGAATTTGATAACGAAAATCCTGTTGAAGAGAAGAAAAATCAAGAGAGAATATTAGATATGGACGTCAGAGAGTGTTACTGGATACTTACTGAGTTTATTAATAACCGAGAAAAAACATTGTTTAAAGACTTCGCGGGAGTTTTTTATGATGCTCCAGACGAAGAAGACGAGGAAAAAAATGAAGATCCAGAGGAGAAAACATCTGATATGCTGTTTAATCAACAGTGGTACTGGTATTCTATAGTTAGGATGTTGGCAAATGAAGATATCACAAGATACGGGGAGATTTATATGTTGCCTATGAATACAGTTTTACCCGAGATGAGCTACCTAGCGCAGAAAAACAAGATAGAATCTGCCAAACAAAGGCAAAGTCAAGCTATGCGTAAATTGTAAATTAAGAAAAGACTACTGTGAACGATTTAACAACTATATACGAGTTATTCAAGACATTCGGAGACTCACACGGTATGATTAATGAGTTTAAGCTTATAGGGTCATTAGAGGACCTTCAACAGATTGAAGTGTCCCACAGGGGTATGTATGTGAACTTAGACAGTGCAAATGTATCTAGAGACGGTAATAGCCCTGTTTACGACATACTATTCAATGTGATAATTATAGATAAGGTAGCTCTATACGATGAATTGGGTCTTATAAACTCAAATCAAGAAAACTTGTTCATTATGGGGCAGCTACAAGACTACTTTGGACAAAACCTACTTGGGGAAGACAGATTTGACGAAGTTAATCTGCAAGGATTCTCTGCTGATGATTACAATATAACCACTGCTACAGCTAATTGTAGTTTCTCTGTAGGCAGAAACCCAGACAATAGGGGTATAGATATCTAATATGAAGTTAGATGGCCGCTTACGAATCATATTAAGCAGAAAGACCCCCGGTGAAGCAACAAAGCAACAGCGAGGGGCATTGATGTTCTATGTTCAAGACCAGCTTAACAAAGGCAAGGTAATTACACTACTAAAAAGAAACCTCAGCGGACCACAGGACAAACAAGGAAATCCTTACGATCACAGGGCAACAGGTTTTTTAGAGAAGTCTATAATGCCAGCAGCCGACGGACCAGTAGTGTTTACTAAACGATTCTTGAGAGTAGCATTAACAGGTGATAGATATCTAGGTTTAGGTATAAGCTTGGATGAATTTTCCGTCAAGATAGAGGCAGCCAGTTATGCTCAAAAGCTTAGTGATGGTTTTTCCTCATCCGGGGTAACTCAAGAGGAAATATCACGATGGATATACGCTAAAGCAAGACGGAACCCAAACAGTAGGTGGACCGCAAGCTACAAGAGAAAAGATGGTTATAGAACCTTTGATTACTATGGAGACAAGGTTACGGCTTCAATAGCGATGTATATTGCTAAACCTATAACAAAGAAACTACAGGTAAACGGATATGCCGGTAGTGGCTGGATGGAATTCCTTCAAGGTCCCGCAGGACTCAAGGGCGCTTTAACCAGAGCCTACGGAAAGTATCTCAATGACTACCCCGCGTATACTTGGGCTACTATGACGAACAAGATTAATAAAATGTTAGAAAAACTCGAGAAATGAGTGAAGATAAAAGACTATCAAGTTTAAAAACCACATTAAGTAATGTAGCAGGCGTTGTTGAACAACTAGCTAATAAACTTAAAGAACTAAACAGCCAGATATCGCAGCTCGCTGGGAACTCTACTAAACTTGGCAAGGCACAAGAAAAGGTTGCTAAGGAAACAAAAAAAGCGGCTAAAGCCACTGAAGAGCAAGCATCAGCTACTGGTAAGGCTAACAAAGAAAGCAAAGGATTTTTCTCTAATATCGGGAAAAACATAAAAACCATTGTATCCTTTTACGGCGCTTATCAAATCCTAAATATAGCTATACGAGCATTTAGTGATATTACAATTGGTTCGGCAAAAAGAGCTATTGCTTTGGATAAGTCATTAGCTGATTTAAGAGCGGTAGCAGGTTTAAGTGCCAATGATATATCAAGATTAAAAGACGTTGTATTTGACGTAGCTGGAGCTACATCGCTCACTACAACAGAAGTTGTTGAATTACAAAAACAGCTTGCTAAATTAGGCGCACCTGTTGACGAAATAGAAAACCTAACAAGACCTATTGCATTGTTATCACAGGCTTTAGGTGAAGACGCTGGAGGAGTTGCAGCAACCTTAAAGAAAACACTTAATCAGTTCCAAGCAACATCTGAAGAGGCTGATCGTTTTGCGAACATATTAACGGGAGCTGTAAACGAAACGGCTTTGTCATTAGACGACCTCGGAACAGCTTTAAGTTATGTAGGACCGTTAGGAGCGCAATTAGGCGTTAGTTTTGAAGAAACTTCTGCATTGCTTGGTATTCTTGCAGATAATGGATTTAAGGCTTCTAAAGCGGGTACAGGACTTCGTAACTTCTTTACAGCTGCCGCTAAAGATAGTAGGCCGTTCAATGAGTTTTTAGAAGATGTTGGAAACAAAAATCTAAATGCATCCGAAGCTTTTCAAATATTTGGTAAAATAGGCGCTTCACAAGCTTTAGTATTGAGTGATAATGTAGAGAGGTTCAAGGAGCTTTCTGAAGAGTTACGGACATCTGATAGGTTATTTAAAGCTAATGCTGTTCAAATGTCTTCTACGGAAGGCCAGTTGCAATTGCTATCTTCAGCTTACGATAAATTCTCAACTAATCTTGGAGAAGCTATAACCAAAACGGATATCTTCCTTAATCTAATTGCAATCTTTGACCAAAAGGCTGCGGGGCAAGCAAGTGCTTATAGGTTAATATCATCTTCAGTTGAAGAGACACAGAAAGCTGTTGAAGGATTGATAAACGTTCAAAGAGAATTTAGTGAAGGTGCTGATACAGCTATTTCCGACACCGAATTAGTTGCACAAGCATTTAAAGCTCTTGGAGACTCTGTAGATGTTTCGGAAGAATTCTTTTTGATGCAGTTTAACAGAGAGCTTAAAAACACAGGAGATACCCAATCAGCTCTAACGGCTCTTACAAAGAAATTCAATAGTGAGCTTACAGAAGCCGCATTAACTATACAGGGGTTAATTGAGTTAACAAAAGAAAGAAGCGGTTCTTTAGATGAAGAATACATTGCTCAAGAAGCTAATAATGAAAGTGTTAAAAATTACAAAAAAGAATATTCTGGTCTTCAAAAGCTGACAGCTCAAGGAATAAGCGTAGATAAACAAAAACAAGTGCTTCAGAGTCAAATAGCTAAAGAGTCAAAACAGTATTCAGATGAGTTAAAAGAGTTGAGAAGCAGAATGGGTCCTTTGACACAGGCTGAAGAGGAACGCGCACAAATACTTAAAAAAAGAATAGCCTTACTAGCAAAGGAAAGCGAAAAAATAGGTGAGTTAAAAGTAGCTGATGAGACTCTTGCTGAAAAGAAAAAGAAAGCAGACAAAGCTGCCGCTGAATTACGAAAAAGAAATTTTAAGGCACAAACAGATGGAATACAAGCAACACTTGAGGCTGAGATAGATGCCATAAAGGCTGTAACAGATGTTGAGTTAGAGGGTGCAAAAAGTTCGGAAGAAGCAGCACAAATAAGACTAAAACAAGAAAAGCTTGTTCAAGCTGCTTATCAAAATTCATTACGATCTGTCAATAATCTGAAAGATACTTATCCAGAATTCGCTGATGAAATTCAAAATGCGTCTGATAAATATGAAAAGTTTACTCAATTTACCCAATCGGATATTGGAAAGGAAGGTATTTCAATAATAAGCGATTACAAAAAAGAATTCGATGAGCTTGGTAAGAAACTAAAAGATAATGAAATAAGCCTTGGTGAATATGCCACTCAAGAAGATGCCTTAGAAGCCTCACTTATCTCAAGTATAACTACCCTTAAAAACTCAACAGCGGCAAATGAAGAGTTAAAGGATATGCTTGATAAGGTTGTCGTGTCTTATCTAGAAGCTAAAAAAGGTGTTGATGATTACGTTGAGTCTACAGATGATGCCGTAAAAACAACAAAGTTGTTAGGTAAGACTTTGGTTCAAGACCTAACTATAGAAGAAGCTATAGGTATGAGTCTTGCTGCCACAAGTGATGCGATTTCAAATTTTAACGACACTGCATTAGAAAACACTAAAGCAAGATTAGAAGCTGAAAAAGATGAGATTGCTGCGAGATATGAAACCGAGGAAGATATATTAAAGTCTCAGTTAAATAATCAGTTGATTACTGAGTCTCAATACAGACAAAAGCAAAAAGAATTGCGTAAAGCGCAGATTGCTGAAGAAAACGAAATTGATAAAAAGATATTTGAATCAGAAAAGAAGAGAGATAGGCAAAACGCTACAACAGGTTACTTACAAGCGTTAGCGGCTATTATACCAAACCTAATTGTTTATGACAAAGAAGCTAATCCAATAGGTCTTTCAATAAAAGCCGCACTATCTGGTGCTTTAGCAACAGCGTCTTACGGAGCAGAACTTGCCGCTATTAGTCAGCGTAAGTTCGTTGGTAAAAAGTTCGCTGAAGGGGGTATGGTAAACGGACCATCACACGCTGAGGGCGGTGTACCTTTTACCGTTCAAGGCAGAGGTGGATACGAGATGGAAGGTGGAGAGTACATCGTAAATAAAAGAGCCACTTCTATGCACCGAGACTTACTTGAGAGAATAAATAAATCGGGTAAGATGAATCCAACTGTTGGTAGAATGAAGTTTGCTGAAGGAGGTTTAGTATCTTCACCACTAAATGAAAGTGTAGATTATCTAAAGGCAATCGCAGAGGCTACGACCTCAACAGCTATAGGTGTAAGCAAACCAGTCAGAGCATTTGTATCAAGCAAAGATTTGAGAACAAATGAAAACGAAAGAAGATTAAGAGATAGAAACGACAAGATATAATGAGCGACTATAATTTTTACGGCACTAATACTCCTGTGGCATTAAACACTGGGCTGTGTACCGTTACAGACGAAGAAACCATAACTGCTGCAAACCCTTTCGGGGCGCCCGGCGATGTAGTCTACATAAAGATAAATGAGACTCAAGGAGTAGTTGTTGTTGTTCAAGACAGTGTAACTAGAGGGAAATTTGATAAGTTTATATATTCTAATGTTCCAGCGGTATCATCTACCTTTACACCATCTGTTGCATACTACTTTGATATTACATCTGATTTGCTTCATAGTAATGTAAACAGCTACAGAATAGAAACCTCAACAGGTTTAGCACTATACTCTGAGAGCTATAGACCATACAAAACTTCTTTTAGTTACACATTGATCGCAGACAATACCAGAAGGTTTTTTAACGGAGATGTAAAAACACTTATATCTACAACTTGGACAGTGTTTAAGGATGGTTGCGATGACTTAGCCTACCTTGTATCTTTTAGCGGAGACAGTATAGTCACGCTAAATAATAAATTTAAGTCTTCTTTAGATTTTAAAATAGCGACTAGATAATGGTTTTTAAGTTAGAGATAAGAAAAAACAACACAAATTTTGTTGAGGTTGATTTATTTCCAGACACAGAACTAGATTATAATGTAGACTTCTACGACAGCTTAGAGCCAGATAAAGTTCGCCTTCCTTTCTCAAGCACCTTGAAGATCCCTATGACTTCATTGAATATGTCTGCATCAAGGTTTAACTATAATCCTTTAACAGATACTAAAGACCTTTTCCCAAAAGATGATTTCTTTTTTAAGATAACTATCTATGGAAATACCGAAGTTATTATAGAAGGTATTCTTAATGTAAAGATTTACGAATACTTATCTGATGAGCCTTATATTGATATTGACCTCAACGACTTTGTAAGCAAGTATATTAGTGACCTTAAGGATGCAACTATAGCGGATGTTTACAATGCTGACCAAACTTCTTATGGTACTTACTATCGTTCTGATCAAACCTATCTAACTTTTTTAAGCCCACAAGAACGTGGAGTCATAGGTCAAAACCCTACTGATAAGCCAATCATATTCCCGTATATAGATTTCTGTAACGATGTGAATGGTAAGTTTGGATATGGGGCAAGACAATTTACCGAATATGGTACCGGTATGGATAGAGCGGGTATCGTTCCTGTATTCTCTGTAAAGAACTTCCTTACAGCTCTAGGGTATTGGTTTACTCAAGAAGGATTCAACACTCGCGTAGACAGTAAATTGTTTGCGTTAAACCATACCGAGGCAATACCAGATTTCGAGGCAGAAAAGCTACAGATGCTTATACCTTCTAAATTGGAAGCTGATGTAGCTACAAACACAAGAGAGTTCTTTCTTCGCCAAGCGCCATTTTGGACGGGCACAAACGAAAGCTTAACAGGTAACAAAACTCTTGACCAAGTAGATAAGGATTTTGTATCTAATTACTTTTGGAATTCAGAAACCTTTGGAAACTTTGGTGATTTTAGTACAGATCCAGAAACAGGTAAAATCATACCTGTAACAGCAAAAACAGACTATGGTTTAGATGCTACTAATGCTGCTTATCCCGACAATGACACATTTGGTTATGAAAGAGGATACTTTGCTCCGTTTATGTCTTTTAAGGCGGGAATGGCTTTCAACTCTGGGAATGCATTTGCCACTGTAACTAGTATGGATTTAGAGATTCCTGTTATTGGTGAAGACGGCTTAACTTATCAGATACTCGCATCAGATCCGGGAAGCACAATGACTTTTGGTATATTCATTGGTGTATGGGAAAACGGTGAGTTAGTTAAGAAACTAAGGTTAGAGGACTCAACTCAAACAGCTTATGAACTTTCCATATCAGATGCAATACCTCAAAGAGGTAGCTCTCAAAAGTCTTGGGATGGAGCAGGTGCTGATTATCATTTCTTTCAAGATAATAGTTACAGAACAGCAGTAGTATTTGCATCAAACCTTCAGAGCGTAGAGGATGAGCTTAGATGGGTTCTTGAAGATGAACTTTACCTACCTAGCGATTTAGATATAGAAATATCCGGAGAAAGTAGATACGGTATAAATTACTTCATTGAGCCTTTACAAGGAGAGGTTGTGGTTCGTGTAGCTGACAACTACCTTACCCAAGGTACTGGTAACTCTAGAAGAGAGGAAGCTATATCTACGACAGTAAACACTTACGGTGTAAATGATATTAGAAAGGCTATTACTAGAACTGAAGATTACGGTCAGTTAAATATAAAGTTTTTAGCAAACGCTAACTTTAATCCTTACTTCGTTGACGATGTTTACAACATATACGAGTCTTTACAAAACACAGCTACCCTATCTCCGTATGAGGTACTATTAGCTATATGTAAAAGATTTAATTGTGGAATCTATTACGAGAAAATAGGAAGCCAAAACGTCCTTAGAATAGACCCTCTTCATTTAATGAGAAGTGGTAATCAAGAAGTCAGCGATCTAATAGATGACTTAAAGTCTGTAAAAGTATACCTTGGAGGTGATAAAATAAAAAATTTAAGTATAAACAATAAAGATTACGGGCTTTATTTTGATGACGAGTTTGATAAAGGTATTACGATAGGTAGCACTACTCAAGAAATAAACCCAGATGGTGTATCAGATACGGTTGTAGATTTAAAATCATCAGTATACTATAAGTCAGTATGTGGTGATGCGCTAGTCCAATCAGACAGCGGTAATCTTGTAAATGGGATTGTTTCTTCTAAAGAGGTTGCGTTTACACCGAACCTATTTACAAAGCACCAAGACATAGGTCTTAGGTTTGCGTATGTAGATAAGCCTCTTTTTAGAACGGAAATTAAAAAACCTTTTGTTGTTAATAGTGAGGCTAGACCTAACATACTAACTATAACTCAACGTATATATATACCTTTCGCTACTCACATTTTTAATGGAAGGTTATCTCATAAAAACGTTCAAGGTTGGAATCTCCTTGCCGAGGACGTAGATGGAACAATCACTGATTACTACACGTTTTATAAGGACGATGAAAAGTTAAAATACTCTAGTAGTCCATCTATAGAATTTAATATGGTACTAGACACATCAGAACTAGCTTCTTTAGACTTCTTCTTTAAGACATTAGGTTCAATAATGATTAATCGGTCCGAAATATTGATAAAAAGCGCAGAGGGAGAAGTCTTTGAAGACTACGCATACCTTACTATAAAAGGAATACTACAATAATTGTAAATTAATTTGATGGCTACATACAACGACTACCCACAATCTGCTACTAACAACGCCAAGAAAGTTCTTGAGTGGAAGAAGAAGTATGGAGATGAAGTTAAGGGAATGACTTCCGTGGGCTGGACTCGCGCAAACCAATTAGCATCAAAAAGAAAACTATCGTACGACACTATTGCGAGAATGGCTGCTTTTAATCGCCATAGAAAGAATGCTGCGATTGACCCTAAGTATAAGAACACGCCTTGGAAAGACAGAGGCTATGTTGCTTGGCTTGGTTGGGGAGGAACAAGTGGCGTTAACTGGGCGATTAGAAAAGCTGAATCAATCCGCAAAGGCACTGTAAAAGCTTCTGTAGAGATAGGAGACTTCCCTTGGGGTGACAGAAAGAAGGAAGGATATAACGACGATGAAATGATTAATGGAATCGTTAATATACTAAAGCGGATTAAAGACGAAGACAATAGAAGAGAACTTGCTAAAAAGCAAATTCAAATACTAAAATCAGAAGTAAAGGATTTTGACGAGAAAGACTTTCTTCGTAGAATAGGACTTTAAATGGATAAACTACCATTATTTGATATATCATTAGAAGACATCGCTCAAGGGATGTACAAGATTTCTCTTGTAGATAAGCCCGCTATTGAAGAAGACTTCATCCACTTCAATGAAGTAGAGAAAGTACAGATGTTTGCTGATGAAAAGAAGAAAGAGGTTGTAGGGCCTATTATGATTCCTAACAAGGAGATCCTACGATTCTCTCCGGATATGGGATACTACTATGTACGATTTACTGAAGAGACTATTCAGCAGATTATGTACAAGTATTCTAAGGAAGGATTATTTAACGCATTTGGTATTAACCACTCCTACGATACTGATGAGGTGGTTATGCTTGAAGTTTGGACTAAAGAGAGTGATAACGATAAGTCAGTAGACTATGGTTATAACCTACCAAACGGAACCGTATTCGTAAAGGCAAAGATTGAGTCTGACGAATTATTTACTGCAATTGAGAATGGAGAGATAAATGGTTTCTCTATTGAGATTAAAGCGGACATTAAACCAACAATTAATAACGAAGAACAAATGAACGAATTCACTTTCGCTAAGGAACTTGGTAAATTAGAGGCTCAGTTTGAGGCTATGATGAACAAGTACGAAGCAAGAATTGAGGCTTTGGAGAACGAAAACAACGTACTCCTTGAAGCTGTGACATCTGTTGAAGAAAAGTTTAATAGTGTAGACGAGTTAAAGTCTGCTATTGAAATGATCCAACAGCACATCGAGTCTATGGTTGCACCAAAAGAGGAAGAAGTTCCTGTTGAAATGAGTGCAGACGCAGATGCTGATGAAGAAGAAATGAAAGACGAGTACGAAGCTACAGAAGAAGAAGTAGTTGAAGAATCATCTGAAGAATTTGAAGCTGAATCTACTGAGGAAGTAACTAACGAAGCTGAAGTTGAGGAGCAATTTGCTGCTGAACAAAATGCCGAGGAAGTAGCTGAAACTGTAGAAGACAAGACAGTAGTTTTTAATGGTATCACTCCCGAAAAGATTGATATGATTAACAACTTCTTTAACCGCAAGTAATTATTGTAAATTAATTAAACGAATCCTCTTAAATTAAAATAAAATGAGTATAGTAATATCAAACTTGCCATACGGTGATCGTCGTCCAGACCTATTCATTGATACTATGGTAAAATCGGCAGCGGTATTAAACCGTTTCCGTCTTGTAGATGGTGTTAAAGCTAAAGTAAACGTACCTATCTTTGACGCTACATTATCTTTCGGTTCAGACCTTTGTGTGTTTGACGGAGCATCTGCTGCTACAATCGGTGAAAAAGAAATGACTGTAACTACTTACAAGTGGTCTTTCCTAAACTGTAAGAATGCACTTGAAACTTCTTACCGCGGTCTTCTTTTGAAGAAAGGTCAGAACAACCCAGAAACTATGGACGCTGAGTTCAAGGATTGGGTATTTGACTACTTCGCTAAATTGTCTGCTGAAAAAGCTTTGACTGTTGCAGGTACTGCGTTGACTACTGAAATGGCTGCTGATGCTGCTGTGTTAGACTACGACACTAACGGTGCTTTAACTTCTGCTAACATCCTTGACAAATTGGAAGGTGCTTACGAAACAATGAGTGACGTTATGTTGGCTGCTGTTTACGGAGATGCTGACCGTGATTTCAAACCTGCTATCTTCTTGGGAACTGCTGCTATGCAACACTACCAAATTGCTATCGCTGGTCTTTACACTACTACTCCACAAGGTGTTGTAGAAGGTGGTGTACCAAACTACTACGGTATGGAAGTTATCCACTTCCCATCAATGCCTGCTAACGAATTTATGATTGCTGCTCCACAGAACATCGTAATGTTGACTGATGAGTACAATGACGTTCGCGCTATTGATATGAAGTACGAAGCTGAATTGTCTTCTGATAAGATTTGGGGTCAGTTCAAGTTAGGTTTCTCTTACTTGAAAGGTGAAGAGATTGTCTACGCAAAAGACTTCGCATAATTAATTAATAACGGAAGGGCCTTGCGCCCTTCCTTTAATACCCTATAACAAATGGCTTGTAATGTAACTCTTGCTAATAACATTTCTTACTCTTGTGACGATGTTGCAATTGGAGGTATTGTAAAATTAGCATTGGCAAACAAGGCTGACCTACTCGCTTCGGGTGGTGGTCTTGAAAACGCAACTATTAATTCTACTACTCGTGAGATTAGTGGAACAATTGTAGCGCAACCTCTTCCTGTACCCGGGACTTCAGATGGTATAATCAGAATTGACTTTAATAATAAAGACGGATTCTCTGTATTTAGCGAAGTAAAAACAGTGAGTGCTGATGGCGTTGTGTCTTGTGTTCCCACAATCTCTGTAGAACTTCCAAAGATGACTCCAGCTAAAATTGAAGAACTAAACAGTATCTCTAAAGGTGGTGCTGAATTAGTTGCTATGGTACAAACTGCTGCTGGAACTTACCACGTTGTTGGTTTGGACTACGGCTTGTACGCAGGTACTGTTGATGCTAACTCTGGAACTGGTCGTTCTGAAAAGAACCGTTTCCAACTTACCCTAACAGGTGACGAACTTGGTCTTGGCTACTTCCTTGAAGAAGCCACTGGTGATGGTGGTAAAGGCAATTTTAATACTTTGACCAGCAACGTATTCGCTTAATAGCAAATCTTGTAAATTAACACAAGGGGGAGTGGAGCAATCCTCTCCCCTTTTTATTTAGAAATATATGGCTTTCAATTGTAGCATCTTATTAAGCGATATTGATATCAACTGCAACAAACGAGTTACAGGGGGTATCAAGAAAGCTGTCCTATTATTACAAAAAGACTTGACTATTACTTTTGACCCTATTGATGAGACTCAAGTAACTCAAGTAGACACATTAAACACCGTAACCTTTGCTCATAATCCAAAGGACGGCACTACAACATTTACAGAGAACAAGAATACTTCTAATGGATTGGGAGTTGTATCTACAGATATCACTATCCAAACTCCTGCTGTAGACAATAAGGTAAACCAAATAGACCTTATGAGCCGCAGAGAAGACATCTGCTGCGTTCTTTTACATAACAACGACACTGTAACCATCTCGGGATGGATGGATGGCTTAACGATGAACTATGAGGCTAACAGCGGTACAGGTACTGGTGAGAAGTCTTATGTGAATATCACACTGAATACTGAAAGTGGAATAGCTTCTTTGGCTATTAACGATAAGGCGGTGTTTAGCGACCAAACTATCTTTGATTAATGGCTTACTTAATAAACCAAGGAACTGGTTATATGAAGGATGCTGTAACGACTCCTTCGGTAGAAAAGAACTACTTGTATGTACAGGGAGGTTATAGCGGTTCAGTTGTAAATTCTATAGAGGGAGAGGGATTAGTTTTCTTCCTACAACTACACGATTAAATAAAATAAAATATAATGGCTTACGAAACTATTGTTAAAGAAGGGAACTTCTACCAATCAGCCACAGGAGACTATGGCTTCCGTTTATTAGAAGCGGGTGAATCTTCTGTTGCAGGTGAAAGCTTCCGCTCTATCCAAGCATTGGAAGGTGCTGTAGTAACTACTACTACTCAAGTAGGTGATGCACTGACTGGTGCAGGTCTTGGCGAAGGCACTATCATCTACGGTAAATTTGATAGCGTATCTTGCGTATCGGGCAAGGTATTGGCTTATAAAGCACTGTAATGAACTATGTTAGGACTACTAAATACCGTCCTTTCAAGGGGTGGTTCACTATTAACCTATGTAAAGGATGGACTTGTTATGGCGAATAGATTCTTAACCCCTCCTAAATTAAGCCACCCCGCCCAAGGCTCGGCCGAATTCAACGGCACGAGTGATTACATACAACTAAACGACCCGTTTAGCCATACAAACCACACCATCGCGGCGTGGGTTTATCCAAATGGCGCGGGAAATCAAAAGTATTTTTTTGATAATCGTGATACAAATAATGACGGCATCGTTTTAATATCTTGGTCGGATGAACGCATTTTGTATCAAATTAATGGTGCAAACATTTTTAGCACCGATACAATCATAAATGATTGGGTTTTTGTTGTTGCTACCTATGACGGCACAACACAAAAACTTTATTTTGACGGAAGTTTGCAAGGTTCACAAGCAACAAACAAAACAATAGATGTTGCATTTAACGCGGTTATAGGTCGTTCGGGATATTCTGCATCTGAATACTTCAACGGCAACCTCGCCAACGTCGCAATATGGAACCGCGCGTTGTCAAGCGACGAAATCAATAGCGTGATGTGGAAAAGCTACGAAGCGTTAAGCGGTACGGAATCAAACGGACTACAAGCGTGGTATGCTTTAGACGATATCACAAGCCCAGCGGCAAGCCTTGCGAATATGCAACAACTTGCAACGGATAAAAACGCGACAATCGAAAACACGGCGGCAATCACGGCGGCCATAAACTCATTAAGCTAATGGCACTAATTGACAAAGCGAGCCTACTTTTTGTGCCCTCAGTAGTGGCAGAAGGTAAGGCATTTAATATACTACCAAGCGGAAACCGCGCACCGGATAGCACCGACCAAAATAGCGGGTACGACCAAACCCGTGCCGACTTTGATTTTGACCGAGGGTCAAACGCAAGTGCGACTCGAATCGGGAGCGATGGGTTGATAAAAAAATACCGGGAGAATTTATTGTTGCAGTCGAATCAGTTTGATACGACGTGGGTAACCTACAACGCAAACACACCAGCAAGCGGGCAAATCGGATACGATGAAACGAATAATGCTTGGTTATTAACTAAAACCGGAGCAGATGGTTTTGTAAGGCAGTTTATTTCAGCAAGTGGTGTTTTTACATTTAGTATATATGCAAAAGCTGGTTCTTTGAATTTTTGTCGAGTATATATGGCAAGTTCAATCGCAAGTGTTGCGGCTTATGTAGACTTAACTGATGGAAGCATTGGAACATTATTAAATTCGCCCATTGATGTAACTACGGAAAGTGTAGGCAATGGTTGGTATCGTATATCTATCACTCACAATGATAGCGGTATGAATAACTTTAGAATTTATCCCGCAGACGGAGATAACGATGTAAGCGGCACAAGTGGCTCAATCTACATCCAATCAGCCCAACTGGAAAAATCCCTCGTCGCAACGGACTACCTCGACTCAACAAGCGTAACGGGTAAGGCGGGCGTTCTCGTCGATTTGCCGCGTATCAATTACGACGCTAATGGGGAAAACGGGTCGCTTCTTTTGGAGCCGAGTAGGACGAATCAAATAAGTTTTAGCGAGTATTTCGGGTCAAGTGAATGGCTAAAAAGGACAAGCGATTCAACGGCCGTTCCAGCGGTTACGGATAATTATGCAATCAGTCCGGAGGGTGTAAAAAACGCCGCGCGTGTAGTTGTAACAAAACCCGGAACCGATAATGATTACGCGGTTATAAATGACAACAAAATTATAACTAAATCGGTAGGAGATAAAATGTCGGGTTCCGTATACCTTAAAGCTACGGATGCATCTCAAGTTGGTAAGATTGTGAATGTCTACGCTTACGATGGATTGTACTTAACAATAGAAAGCCACACATTGACTGCTGATTGGGTAAGAGTTGAAGCGGTACATACTGCTTCCTCAAGCACGGGGAATACTGAGATGGTAACCATAGGAAAAGCAAGAGCAAACTCGGGCGGTACGACTTTGGCAAATATGGCAACGGACTTTTTAGTATATGGAGCGCAGTTCGAGAATGATTCGTCCTATCCGAGTTCGTACATACCGAACCACGGGGAATCGGGCGGAGTTACCCGCGCGGCGGATGATATGCCAGTTCTTGACATAAACCCCCTTAATGTAGGCACAACTGCGTCAATTTATTTTGAAGGGACTAATTACAAAGTAGGTGCTGGAAATTCGAGAATGTGGGCAACCTTTGACAATACACTTGATAACAGCGAGAGGTTTTTGTTGTTTACGGGAGCGCTAACGTCCAGCACTTTCCAAATCAATTTGCAACACAAGACCGGAGGCGTAACAAAAAACATTGCCATAAGCAACCTTAATCGCGGGGAAATGTTTAAATGTGTTGCAATCTTTAATGGTACTGCATTGCAGTTATATGTAAATGGCTCTTTGGTTGGTAGTGAAACAATTACCGCAAAGGATAATTTTTACTATTTAGATATGACCAATGTCCAAGGGGATTTGGGATTAGCCACAAAGCAATTTATTGTATTTGATTCAGCATTGACGCAATCCGAAGCGGAGGCATTAACAACATTATAAGATGAAGTACACATTTAGAAAATACGAGTTTACCGACGCGGCGAGCGCACAAAGCGCAATCGACGCGCTCGGTATTGATGACGACGGCAACGCAACCCACCGCCATACAATCGCAATGCTGGGGCATATCGTAACCACGGCGGCAACATACGACGACGACGGCAACGAGTTGACACCTGCGCAACTGGCGGACAATTATTCCGTCGACGTTCTTTGGCGTGATGGCGTTGCAGAAGATTGGGCAAGCCATATCGTTTGGCCCGACCCCGTTGGCGTCCATAGCTTTGGCAATAGCGAGGCAAACGCGGAATACACCGCGACATTGTACGCACTATTTCCCGACCGCGTGCCGGTTATTGATAACGATTTAAACGACTAAAAAAATGGGCGTAACTACAACAAAGACAAACAAGCCGCTAAACCCCCGCGGCAATGACCAAAGCCCTTTGGCTTATAATCGTGCTAAACTATATTCGGGCAAAGCCTTGGATTTTGATGGGGTTAATGATTATGTAGATTGTGGGACGTTAGATGTAACGGCTTACACGGCTTGTTCGGTGGCTTTTAGTTTTAAAGTAAACGCATTATCCGGTTCTCAAATTATATACTCGCTAATCCATTCAAGTAGCGACGATATTAGAATTTTAATTACAAGCGGCGGCGCGGTGCAAATTACTTTTGACGATGGAACGGCCGATGATATAGGCATTTTAAACCCTATTGAATTAGGGAAAATTTATAATGTGTCGGTATCTTATGACGGAACAAATGTAGCGTGCTATATAAACGGCGTTGAAGTTTCAACGGGTACCGCATCTTTTGATTTTAGCACCGCGGACGGCGATTTGTATTTAGGTTCTCGTTTAGGTTCGGGTTTTTTCTTTGACGGCGAAATTTACGGATTTAAGCAGTTCAACACCGCTCTAACCGCTGAACAAGTGGCCGACCTATACAACAACCCCGAGAAGGTCGTACCTACTGGAGTGGATAACACCGCTTTAAAGTTATGGCTTCCAATGATGGAAGGCGCGGGAACGACGGCGTACGATGGTAGCGGCAACGGCAACCACGGCACTATTTCGGGGGCCACATACGTCAACGGAATCGGCGCACCCGTCGCGCAGTCGGCGGTGATTGATTGGAATAAGGCAAGCAACTACATTGATAAGAGTGAAGAATTTGAGTCATCGTATTGGAGTGAAAACGCATTATTAACCATTACGGACGATTCATTTATTGCACCCGATGGAAGCGCAACGGCTACGGAAATAATAGAAAATACGCTCAATACAAATCACTTTTTGGCGCAGACCTTATCGGTAACCGCTGGCGATTACTTTATTTCAGTATACGCGAAAAAAAGGGATTACGATTTTATTCAACTCTCAACGGGTGGCGATACGTCAAGATACGCGAACTTTAATATATCAACGGGCGCAACTGGTAACGCAAACGGCATAACCGATTTAATCATTGAAGATGCTGGAAATGGGTGGTACCGAATCGGCGGTAAGATTACCACAAGTTCAACGTCTTTTAATTACTTTGTAACTTTGATTCAGTCGGATGTTGCAAGCCGTTTCCAAACGTATACGGGAACTGACAAGGGGCAATACATTTGGGGCGCACAAGCTACCAAAAGCGCAACGCTTCAACCTTACTTACGGAATATAGGAACGTCGGCTATAACCTCGGAAGTATTACTCCCGCAAGGCTTAACAACGGGCCGCGACATTACGGGCGTGAATCTATTTGAAAACGTGCGGAAACAAGGCGCGCTCAATCTTGACGGCAATAGCTGGGCAGAGGTTCACGATAATGCGAGTTTGGATGTTAGTGTCGGTATGACTATGGAGTGTTGGGTTTATATAAACGATATAACAACTGGCGGTAGATTGATAAGCAAATGGGGGGCAGCACAACCAAATCGCTCGTATCAAATGTTTATGAATAATGCGTTAGTTCGTTCATTAATTGGAGACGGAACAACACAAGCGGCAACACAAACCACAACATCTTTAAGTGTTGGTAATTGGTATCATATTGCAGTAACATACAATCAAACGAATTTAAAAACATATTTAAATGGCGTTGAAGATGATTCGCAAAACGTAACATTTACAATTTACGATAGTAATGAGCCAGTTTATTTGGGTAGATACGTTAATTCATCGTTTGAAAGCGTAAACCCAATCGCCCAACCGCGCATATATAACCGCGCATTGACCGCCGAAGAGGTGCAGAGAAACTACAACGCCGGGAAAAATACATACACGAATTAATAAAACAAAATCAAAATGAGAGGAAACGTTTACATCTCAATTCCAGCATCGGACAATGACAACGCATTGCCGTCAGCCATCACACGATACGATTGGATAGAATACACCTACAATGAAGAAGGTGAAGTAGAATCCTCTACAACTATCCACCCTACTTGGGAGCAGTTTGGTAGCCGTTACAGCGGACTATTCGGTAGTCCAGTATCAGTAGCCGATGTAGTAGTATACGAGATGGAAGCATCTTGGTTAGACAGTGAAGTATCTGCCCTTATTGCTTTAGGCAATGGTCAGTCAGCACCTAACTACACCGTATACACTAACGCAGAGGTACGCCAATTTATTGCAGACAACACTGCTGCTGAACTATAATCAATCTTAAATGAAAAGACTCAAGACTGGAGTTGTTAATACTCTATCTTTTGTCAAGCTGTCTACCTTTACGGTAAATAGTTTTGACGTTACTTTAGAAAAGGTCGTAGGTACTGGTAGTCTAACGATTACCAACCTTACTGACCTAAACAACCTTGATTCTTGTAAGGACTTCATTCAGATTAACATAGACCTTATTAGCAATGATATTGAAGGTGGTGAGTACCATTTGTCTATAACTAACCAAGGTTCTACTTATACCTACCTTACCGAAGTGCAAGACTATACCACTACACAAACAGGTACAGGTATTTATGGCTCTACCGTGAGGTTTACCGACCTATAAATTGTAAATTAATACAATGGGACTAATACAAAACATATCAGAGTTCTTCGCATCCGACACTTATGTGCAGGCTACAGAGCATTCTATCGCAACCAACGAATTAGAGAACTCTATTGAGGACCTTAATGCACGTTACAAATTAGGACATACTTTAGTAGGTGACTACAT